GGTCGAGGCCACCCTCGCCGCAGCGGATCTTTTCATGCTCCACCGCCGTGCGCGACGCCTCGTCGAGCCCTTCCATCTCCGGGGTAGGCGGGCGGGTCCACAGGAAGGGCGTGCCGTCGCCGACCTCGGTGCCGGGTTCGAGGAGTTTGTCCTCCTCGCTGTAATGCTGTGATAAGAGACGGTATCTCATTTGTCCTTCTCCTTTCCTCCGCGGCGCACCGCGGCTTCCACCAGAACCTCGTTTGACGGCGGCGAGGCGGTCGACCCATGCGCGTTTGTCGCCGTCACGATGCAGGTGATGATGGTGCCGCTGTCGGTCGACATCACGACATAGCTGTCACCGGCGCCAAGCTCGATCATGCCGTCGCTCATCCACTGGTAGGCGTAGCTGGTCGGCTCGCCCTCCCAGTTGCCCATGGTGCAGCTCAGCGTCTCGCCAACCGTGCCGACGCCCTCGACATAAGGCACATCGACATTGACCGGCGGCGGAATGGTCGGGAAGCCGGCAAAGCCGGTGAAGACCGGATCAGGCATCATCATCTCCTCAAGTCGCAGACAACATTTTCCCAAATGTCGGCCCATTATCGACGAAGTAGAATGTGGTGGTTCCATTGACCGCCCCGGAGAATTGCTGATCGATGCCGATCGTCGGGCCCTGGTAGGTGCGGTGAATGGCATTGCCGGCGCCGGGCGCGGCAAAGGTGGCGGACGACAGGATCGGCCCGATCCCGCCCATGCTCTCGCCGTTGGCTCCGCGGCCCGCGGTGTAGGTCACCGCAACCGGCTCGCTCTCGCAGATATACATCGCCCGTGCTCCTTACATGTTGTCGTAGCCCGAATTCAGCGTCTGCCCCTTGTGCGGCTTGGCCACCGGCGCGCCGCTGTGCGGCCCGGCGCCCGGCGGGATGACCCCGGCGTTCTGCCGCGTCAACTCGGTGGTGAGCGCCGAGGTCGCCGCGCCATCCAAGCCGATCATCGCGGTCGTCACCTGGATAGTCCCGCCCGCCAGCTGGCTGATCGGGTAATCGCCGGGATTGGCGCCGATAAAGGAACCGGCGACGAGTGTGATGCTTGACCCGCTCGCCATGCGGAAAACATGGTTGGAGAGAAGTTGGACCCTCATACCAGTAGCCTCCATGTCCCGTTACTTTGCGCTGGCGAGATCAATTCGACCGGATCCCGCAACACGCCAAGGATCATCGTCAGGGTGCCACCGACATTGACATTGATGTCGGTGGGCCCCCAACCGCTGGGCGCATTGAGGTGCACGAGCACCCCGCTATAGGGGGTGCCCGCCACGGTGCCATTGGCCCCGTCGCCGACGTAGTTCACGAGGTCGCCGATCTGAGCCATTTGGCTATCTCCCTTATCGCGCCCGCCGCGCCCAGATCTTGCCGCCGACCGTTGCGCCGGTCCCCCCGAACTGCTCGGCCAGCAGAAAAACGTTTGTCGTCGAGGCCAGCGACAAACGAACCATTGCCAGCGGCACGTTGGAGTTGGCATTGGGATTATTGACGGTCGTGATAGCCGCCCCCATCGAAGGAACCCCAGGCATCGTCGCCGCCGTGTTGATCCCCGCCACAATCACCGTGGCCCCGCCGGTCGCGTACCAGACCTCGCCGGATACGTCCCAATCGCCCGGCGTCACATTGATAGTTGCAGTCGTGACCACTACCCCGGTCGCGGCAGCGACGCCGACCCCAACAACCGCCGAGATCACCTCGCCGACCTGCCCCGGCCCCGCACTGTCGTTGGTCGCGGTGCCGGTAGTCTGACCAAATGGAACTAAAACCGCGGCCCCCCCGGAGTCAGTCTGCACAGTGCTGTTCTTTTGCGACAAGCCTCCAGGTGTTTGTGAGCCCTGAAGATATACTTGCCCCATTGCCGGAGTGACCAACAACACCGAGAGCAAGATACTGATTAATTTGCCCATTGATGTTTCCTATCATTGTCGCGGGATGAGGGTGGGATCGGAACCCCACCCTTTCTTCCCGATCCTTAATTGGCAATGACAATGCCTGGCGGATAAGCGATCTGGTCCTCGCGATCGAGCGCGAGATAACCAAACATCCGCCCCGCGGTGAACACGCCGGCCGCGGTGTAGCCCAGCCGCAGGTAGCGCGGCAGGCCCATCGTGGCGCCCGGACGGTCGGGCAACGGCCCGGCAATCCGCGGCAGATCGGTCGCGAAGAGATACGTGCCGACCAGGAGGTTGGCGGTCACGATCGTCGGCCCGGTCGCCAGTGTGACCCAGGTCGAGTTGTCGACCGAGCCCTGGATTGAGACGATCATGCTGGTGCCGCCGGCACCGGCAACGCTGACCGAACACACCAGCTTCAACGCCGGGTCGTCACCGATACCCATGTCCCGGGCGTTGAGCAGATCGATCGTGTTGTTGCTGGCGGTGATCGCCGCGAGCATGGGGTCGTCGCCCATGCCTGCCGTCCCTTGGCCCGTGCCCGAGCCGACCGTGGTGATACCAGCAATCCCACTGAACTGGAGCAATCCGTCCAAGATCATTGTACGACTCCTTGAGAGAGGTTGTCGAAGCGAGCGAACTCGCCGTGAAGAAGTGAGGCTTTGGCATCGCGGGCCGCTTTGGCTTCCTCGATGGTGTCGAAGTAGCCGCAGAAGAACTGCTTGCCGTGGAGATTGACGTAGGCCATCCACTTACGGGCTTTTTTGTCCCAACAAACACCTCTCGAACCAGAAGTGTTATCGGTGCGTAATCTAGTATTAACACCTTGCTGAGATCTGTTAGCCTCGCGAAGATTGACCCAGCGGTTATCTGATGGATCATTATTTTTATGGTCAATCTCGCCAGAACTCGGCCAACTACCAGTCATGTATAACCAAGCCAGACTTGCAGCTGCACAGCTCACGCGGTCCACCATTATAAACACATAGCCGCCACTTCGATCAGCTCCAGCTATGTTTCCTGCCTTGTGCGGTCCTCTCGATACACGCCACCTAAAATTCCCAGTAAGCGGATTGTAGTCGAGAAGTTCGCGAAGACGAGTTTGTATAAGCATCAGACAAGCCTCGCCTCGGTGTTAAGTATCGAGTCTACAGTGCGCACGGGAATACCACGGAAGGTGGTCACGACGTGGCCTTCGAACTCCTTCATCTGAAGAAGCACGTTCGTTTTATTCATAGCCTGCAGATCGAGGTAGGTCGAGACCACACGATTACAATAGATGACCACCCGTCCCATGCTGTCCCTGATCGACGGTGCATCCGAGTCCTGCACGGCGGAGGCGCGGGCGCTGGACGTCGGCAAGCGACGCAGCCCGCGCACCAGGCCATTGAGGATATTGGCGGCATTGACGCTGTTAAGTAACGTCACGTCAATATTGCCGAGCCGCACAATATAACGCCAGTCGCGTACAGTAAGACCAAGTTCCCACTTGAAATGATCTCTATACGCTTGATAAGTATTGTTGTTGCTATCGAGGACTGGCCATTCGCCCATGTCGCGATGCTGCAGGCCAGTGATCTTCCCTTTTGGGAAGATGCCGTGGCAGGTGTCGCTTCCCCAGACGACGATCCACATACTCGTGTTGGTCGACGCCGTGCCGCCCATGTCGATGACGTTGGCGGCGGTCTGGGCGGTTGCGGTATTGACGCTGTTATATCTAGGCGCCAGCCCGTGGAACCGCTCCGGGTTCACCCCGACATTGCCGTAGATCAGCGTCGAGGCCATCTGCTGGGTCATACCCTCCAAGAACGCCCGCACCTCCGACAGTCGAAACTCGGCGGTGTTGCCGTTGAGGTCGGCGATGTCCTTGTCGATGACCGAGTAGGTTTCGAGATTGCCGACGGTGTCGATGACCTGGGCGGTCGTGCTCTTGGCGCTGGGGACACCATAATTGAGCAGACGCCACGTCGCGGTCGGGAGTCCGGTACGCACCGTCGTCTTGTGCCCGGTCGGGAGGTTGCCCTCCACCAGCAGCATGTCGTCCATGATCTCGTTGGTCTGCGAGAGCAGTTCGACGATCGTGGCGATGCGGTAGTCGTCGACTAGACGCTTGGCCCAGTCCGCGTAGGTCAGGGCATTTGATCCAAGAACAGCCATCAGAGGTCTCCGTTAAGGAAGATTGGGATAGAGCGCCTTGGCTGCGGTTTG